TTAATAGTTAGTCTTTCCGGTGCGCAGCCTTGATAGATTGCCAAGGTACTGCGCCAGCGCTTTGGCATCCTCCGTGGTGTTGATCTCGCACCAGTGAAAGTCCATCCGGTCCAGCTCTTTGCCCCAGAACTCTTGCAGGCTGCCATCCTTGACGTGCCTGCCGGGAGCCTTGAGCTCCACAAAGGCAATCACCCCACCGGGTAGCAGGCAGATTCGGTCAGGCACCCCTGCTGTGCCTGGTGAAACGAATTTCAGACACCATCCGCCTTTCTTCTTGATGTCCTCCCGGAGCGCTCGCTCTATGACGTTTTCTCGCATGTGTTTTTCTTTCTCCCTCGGTATTTTGTCAACCGTGGCAACCGATTTCCCTAATAGACCCTATACGTGTGTATACGCGGGTATAATCCTTCTTTATTTATTATTTATATTTTATAGTAATATTTAGTTGACATAGTTGACATAGTAATATAATAACGATAAATCGTAAAATTTGCGTCAACCGAGTACGTCAACCGCGTCAACCATGTCAACCAACTTTTGCCCCCTCAGCGTCAACCGACGGGATATGGATTTTTGTGCCATGCTTTCTGCCTGCCGTAAGGCGCAAAGCGCTGTACCGTGTTGGTTTTCTCCCACTCTGGCAGGGCCTCCAGGCTGGCCGTGATGCGTCTTTGCTCCCGTGTGGTGATTCGTTCGATCCGACCGTTTAAGCATTCCTCCCAGATTTCTGCCACGCAGGTATAATCTCTCGGTGCCGTGTTGATCGAAGCCTTGTCCACGAGAGTACCTGCATACCACTGCTCACGCCTCTCGGCATTCCATCCGGTGCGCCAATCGACGGGCACCTCGGCTTCCAGAAAAGCCTGAATTTTGGCCTGCCAGGGGTCGGCTTCCATGTGTTCCTGTTGCACTTCCTGCGCCTGTTCGACCTGCTCGCCTTTAAAGTACAGCGGCTCGCCCTGCCGGTAAAGCTCGACTGCCTCCGCCCAGATCTGGTCCACGGCGGTCTGCGGCAGCCAGTGGTCCTCGCCCAGAACCTTGATGTCGTACTCTGGGGTGTGCTTGTAGGTATCAATGGGCCAGAATCGGCGGTTGCCTGTCGGGTCGCGCAGGAATTCGATCTTGTTGCTGGTGCCAAAGAAAATGCACCGGCGTGGGTAATTGACTGTATTCCGGCCATAACTGGGGCGGTAGACGTCTTCGCGCTGGCTGATGAACTGCTTGGCGGCTTCATTCTCGCTCTTGTCCAGCGCTGTCAGCTCGCCCAGCTCCACCAGCCAAACCCCGCGGATGCTCTCTCTGGCGTCCTTGGTTCCGAAGCAAGTAAGACTGTCAGAGAACCATTTTTGCCCCAAATGGGCCACTAAAGTGCTTTTACCGATCCCTTGAGGGCCCGAAAAGATAACTACTTGGTCGTATTTTGCCCCTGGATGGAACGCTCTGGTCACGGCTGCGGCCAGGCATTTGCGGGCCACGGCGCGGGTGTAGGGGGTGTCCTCTGCGCCCAGGTAGTCAATGAACAAGGTTTCCACGCGGGGGATTCCATCCCAGCGCAGGCTGTTGAGGTAATCAACCACCGGGTCCCGAGCTGCCGCTGACGCTTCCAGCGCGATGGCGTCCGCAATCTTGGCCGTGCCGGTGAGATGGTGCACACTCTCAAAGTACCACCGCAGCCCGGCATCGTCGTTGTCCGTCCACCAGCGTTCCTCGGCGTTCTTGTCCCAGGGCAGGGGACCGGTGCATTTGCGTCTCTGGGCAAACAAATCATCCCAGACCTTGCCTGCCAGCAACGGGTCATTGTGGATCAGCAATCGCATGTTCTGGCTGGTGCAGAGCAGCTGGCCTTTGGCGTTTACCTCCAGCCTGCTGTGCCAATCCTCCGCCTCGTCATCTTCCGCCGGCGTGAATCCCTCCATGGCATGTTGGAGATTTTCCTCGGATAGCGTGCCGTAGACGACCGGATCGTGCATGGCCAGTTCAGCCATAGCAGCGTAGCTGGGCAGCCGGGTCACGGGGGTATCCGGCTGCGCGTCGAGGTCTTGCTCGCCAAACAAATGGATACGGACCAGGTCCCAGGCATTAACCAGCTTGCCGCCCGCGGGATCTGTGCTGTGGTGGCTGTACAGGAATTTGCCGTCATCGTACAGAATCGCGCCGCCGGTGGTGCTGCCTTTGGTGTAGGTGTACCGCCCGGAGGAGGCTTCGGCGTAGGTGTCCGGCAGAAACTTGTCCATCGCCGCAGGCACGTCGTAAACCCGGCAGAAAGCCCCCACCAGGCCTTGTTTCTGGGTGGGGTCGGCCTGCTTGCCGCCTGGCCGCTTTGGCGTGCGCTCAGAGGGGCACAGGGGCCAAGTGGCGGCATCGTGCCAGTCCGCGTAGGTAGCGAGCAGGGCATCCGCAGGCAACGCCTTGCCCTGGCTGGCGCCGAGAAAGACCGTTTCACTGTCACTGCTGGCGCTTGGCCAGTACATAAGGCGCTCAGCTTCAAAGGTTGTCGGGTCCAGTGTGCTCATCAGCGGGTCGATGGTCTGCGCCGCTGCTCTGGCAATGGGCTGGTATTCATCGGCGCTGACCGGGCGGTCGATGGGAATGATGACCCGGATGCGCGGGTGCTGCGGGCTGTGCTTGCGGGTGCTGTAGATCAGGTAGTCGCAGCCGAGCCCCGCCACGGTCTGGCACAGCTCCTCTGTGGTGCCACTGGGGGCGTTATCGATATCCAGGGTTACCATGCTGCGCGTCTGGCAGCAGCCGCGCTTGCGGCGGCCCTCTGCCAAGGCAGCGGCCACAAAGCCGCCGTTGTCCTTGAGCAGGTCCTGCTTGGAGCGGGGCATGGCCATGTACTCTGCATGGGTCTCGGTGCCCACGGTGCGATGCCTGCGGGCCTCCTCGATGAACCGTGGCCAGGTCCAGTCCACCTGCTTCCATACTTTATCTGTTCGGCTTGTGCCGATGCTCAATCGCATGCTGTGTTCCTCCTATAACGGCTCTGTGGTCTCCGGTACATCTACCCCTGCGTCATCCAGCAGTGTCTTGGCCCAGAGATCCGCCAGCTGTTCTGTGCGATAGGCGGCGAATTTCTCGGTGACCACCGGGATGGCACCCTTAATTCGGCGCATGGTTCGCGGGGCTAGGCCAATCTGCCAGCATGCCAGCAAGACAATGTACAGGCACCGCGTGGCGATGTCCTGCCGTTCGTGCTCGACTGCTTTCTGGCCGATAGCCTCCAGTTCGTCCCGGGTTTTCCGGTTCACTGGGATGTGTGCTCTCATTGCGGGGTCACCTCCATGGCATCAAAGCGGAAGGGGAAGTCTTCAAAGTGGGGCCAGGGCTTATCGGTATTATCTGGGTCAGTTGCAGCGTTCCAGCGCTCAATGGCCTGTGCCTTGGTGGTGCCCAGGTGTCCGGCCCGCCCGCAGCGGGTGCAGGCGACCAGGTATCCCTTGGTAAGTACAGGGTGTACCCAGTTCAGCAAAGGGCCGGCTGTTTGGCCGCAGATGCAAGGATGGATTTCAGGAAGTTTAGTCATTTTACAGTTCCTCCCACTCATAGCGGCCCTTGCCGGAGTTGCGCCACTGGCCCAGTCCGCGCTTGGTGCCGTAGTTCAGGCATTCGCGCACCATAGCTTCCAGGCCGGGGTCCAGGCACTCGATTTCAAACTCTGCCGTTGACCCGGCAGGTACGCTCTCGCTCTTGGCGATGCTGACACGCTCGCCCTGCGGGGTGCTGGCCCGGAGCGGGCGCTCGCAGTAGCCCATCTTGAGGCCGTGAAGGTCGTAGGGAATCTCGCGGGGGTACACAAAAATCAGGCCGTCGATGGCTTTTTTGTAGGCTTTCAGGCCCGCGCAGGCCTTGCCGCCGGGGTACCCCGCCTTGCCAGCTGCCGCCAGCGCCTTGCAGGAATCCTTGAGCATGCCTTTGATCTGGTAGTCGTAGATGAACGGTGTACCGTCCGCCTGCTTGGGGAATACTGTGATGCGGTCCTCTGCGTTCTGGGCCTTGATGTTGTCGATTTCTTCCGAGGTAAGGTCCTCCGTGGGGGCCTTGCTGGCGATGTAAGTGCCCATCAGATCCTCATTGCTGGGGCTGCTGCCCAGGGCTTCTTCTAACAATTTAATACGTACTTTCATTTTTATTTGTCTCCTTTTTTTTGTAAGATCGGTTGCTATTCAGTTCCAGTGCGTTGTACAGCACTTCTTCGCCACGGCTTTGCCCTGCTTCGCCTTTGCTATGCAGCCCTTGCCCTTGCCTTTCTGTGCCAATCCGGCGCGTCGCGGTGCCTGGGCAGGCATGGCATTTCCCATGCAAATCCTGGCATATCTATGCCTTAGCCGCACAGGGCTTTGCTTTTCCGGCGCGTTGCGGGTACAAGCATTGCCGCAGCCATGCGGCGTACTGCATATCCCTTGCCCTGCTGCTCCAGACTTCGCCGTAGCCATGGATGTCATTGCCATTCCGGTGCGGAACGTCGCGCTGCTATTCCGGGGCATTTCATTGCTTTGCACTGCCCCGCTTTGCCCTCACTAAGCGAACGGTGCCACTGCCATGTACTGCTTTGCCCAAGCGCGGCGTGGCTCTGCCGCTGCGTCTCGAAGCATAGTCTTTTCGGCGCTTATCCGCTCGGACCATTGCCTGCGCCGTTCAGTCCTTGGTGAAGAACTGTCCGACCCAGCCCTCTGCATTGAGGGGCAGGCCCTTTGCCCAGGGCGCAGGCTGGCTCATAATGGTTCGGATGCGTTGGAGATCAGCTTCCGGGTTTTCGGTGCCGTGTTCCACCACCACTTCATCGTGAATATGGAAGACTACCTTGTACCCAGCCGCTTTCAAGTTGTCGAGGGCAAACTCTAAGCAGTCCCTGCCGATGGCCTGTGTCAGGTTCTCGGTCAGCTTGCCGCCGTAGGTTTCGCTGTCCTGCCAGCCTGCGTTGGTCTGTTCGCGGTAGTGGATGTGCCCGTCATCGGTGATCTTGGGGTCAGCGTAGTACAGTTTGCGCCCGCTTGGCAGGCTCATGGTCAAAAAAGGGAAGGGGACGGTAGTGCTTGCTTCCATGCGAAAGGACACGCCGGGTATGACGGCCCATCCGCGCTTGTTATTGATCGCCAGCCGTGCTGCGTCTTCCATGCTGCGCCAGAGATTTACAATTTTTGGGTTCTGCTGCCGCCAGCGGTTGACCATATCCTGGATTTCTTCATCCGGCAGGTCTTTCAGCGCGCCGCTGGTATCCATCCGGCGCATGGCACCCACCCCGCCCTGGTAGCCCAGGGCCAGGGTGGCAACCTTGCCGCGCTGCCGGTAGCTGTAGTTCGGCTTGCCTTTGACGATGGTCTCCACCGGAATACCGAACATTTTTGCCGCTGTGGTCTCGTAAATCTTGCCGGTCGTCCTGAAAACGTCCAGCACCCATTCCTCGCCAGCTTCCCAGGCAATCAGCCGGGCTTCGATGGCGGAGAAGTCTGCGTCGATGAATACCTTGCCCGGCTCTGGAATCAGCGCGGTGCGGATCATCTGGCTCAGTACGTCGCTGACGTCGCCGTAGATCATCTCCAGCGCGGTCAGGTTCTTGGCCTTGATGAGCTCGCGCACTTCATCCTGGTGCTTGAGGTAAGTCCGGGGCAGGTTTTGCACTTGGAGCAGTCTGCCTGCCCAGCGTCCGGTCCGCGTTGCGCCGTAGAACTGCAGCGTTCCGCGGATGCGCCCGTCGGGGCCTGTGGCCGCCTGGATGGCATCGTATTTCTTGAGGGATGATTTCCCCAGGGCTTGCCGAAGCTCCAAAACCCGGCGCACGTTCGCGGGCTGGGAGGCTTTCAGGGCTTCGGCTACCGTGGCTTTTTGCAGATCTGGCAGCTTTGCGCCGCTGTCTTCCAGCCAGCCCAGGAGCTGCGCGGGGCTGTTGGGGTTGCCCAGGTTGGTGATCTGCTTGGCTTCCTGGTACAGCTCAGAACTGTACTGGGCACCACACCAAAGCGCGCCGCTGGTCAGCTCACGGTCGGTGGCAATCCCGCGGCTGTTCATCCGCACGTCGTCCCGCCACTGCCGCCAGATGAAATCCGGCACCTTGAAAGGCTCCAGCAGGTGGTCAATGTGTCTTTCAGTCTCAACGTCGCGGATATTGTACTGTCTGAAAATCTGCCACTTGGCGGGGTCGTAACTTGGCAGGTTACGGATGCGGCCACCGTTGGCCTTGGTTGGCTTGCAGGGGCAGCAGAAGTAACGGATCAGGGCCTTGCCCTCCCGCATCTTGGCTTTGTCGTCGGGCAGCTGGAGGGCTTTGCCTGCGTCTTTCAGGCTGGCGGGCAGGCCGCAGTACATGGCGTGAACCATGCTGTCTTCCCACTGCTCCAGCCAATCTTCACGCTGCTGTTGGGTCAGGTGGAAGTATTCGCTTAAGCACCACCATTCAAAGGCGGCGTTCCAGGCCCGCTTGGTGTAGCGGGGGTCGAAGAATATGTTCTGGAGATTTTTCAGTTCGAACCAGCTTTCCGCGTAGGCGGGGTCGTAAATCCGCACCTTGCCATCGTCCACGGCAAGGCTGCAAAGCAGAATTTCAAAGTCCGGGTCCTGCGCGTAGCGGTATGCTCCTACCTTGCCGATGTCCTGGGGACTGTAAGTTTCCAAGTCCACCGTAAGAATCATAAAGATGTACCTCCGTGCCGGGTATCAGCCCAGCATATCCTCGACCTCAGGGGGGAGGGGCTCGAAGCCGTCCAGACCAGTGTCACCACCCAGGCGCGGTCCATCCTTGGTTTTCTGGATGGCTACCAAGCCTGCCGAGATGCCCTTGCCGCCTTTGGGGTTGTTGTAGGCATAGATGCTCACCTTGACGTTGGCGTAGCAGCCGCTGTACACTTCGTCGCGGTCCATGCAGGGGTTGCAGCTCTGATCTACAATCTGCGGGCGGTGGTCCGCGTTGGCCTTGGCATTCAGGAACCAGCAGCCTGCGTAGTTGGAATCGCCGCCCTTGGTTGGGTCGGTATCGCCGTCGCGCAGCAGCGGGTGGGCATAGCTGACCGGCTTCTTGCCGCCCCACTTGGTGCCTACCGCTTCGGCCTCGATCTTTGCCATCATGGCCTGGATGCGCTGGACGGTTGCGGTATCGGATTTGGGAATCAGCAGGCAGCAGCTGTACTGCATCTTGTCGCCCTCCATGCTCTGGCGGGCTTCCCAAATGTTGGCGTAAGAAAGACGGCAGGGGATAATGATTTCGTTAGCGTTCATAGTGTGTTCCTTCCTTTTTAAATAAGCGTAGTGTGGGTTTCTGGGGTTTTTGAACCCCTCAGGGATGGGTTTGATTTCATAACGCCATTTGCGCCAGTTGATGCAGGCTTTTCTGAAAGCTCGCTCTGCTTTGCGTGGTGTTTCGGCGGCAATGCCAAAAACGAAGCGCTTTTCCATGCTGTTCCAGACGCCGTAGGTCACGTTTGCTTCTCCTCGGTATCCTCTCCAAACTCCTGATAGAAGCCGTGGAGAACGCTCTTTGCTTCCCGGAGGCCTTCACGGTAAGCATCACCGCATTTGGGGCCTCGGATGGTTCCGTATGGGTTGTGGCAGAGCTTGTTGGTCAGCCGCTTTTGCAGCATTTCGTATTCCTGTTTGGTCATTCCTTGATCACCTCGAATCCCTCCGCCGCATCATACGCGGGGCGTTTGTCGCTCTCGGGGGCCAGCGTGGGCTTGCCCTTGGGCTTCTCCACCCAGGTGCCGCAGACCTCGGCAAAGCGTTTCTTGCCCAGCAGCTTCTCTGCTGCCGTCAGGCTGATAGGGCTGCGCTCGTACAGCATCGCCTCGCTGATGCCATCGGCCTCGATGGCCTTAAAGGCGGCATCCTGGTCGGTGAACCGGCGAGTGCTGCGTCCCTCGACCAGCTTCCAGCCGGGGACTGAGTGTCCCTGCTGCAGCTGCTTTTGGGCGTACTCCTCCAGACATTTCACATACTCCGCAATACCCTGTGCCGCGATCAGCCACATTCCGACCTCCTCGTCAGTCAGCAGGCGCGGGTCTCTGGCCTCGGGAGTCTGGGTCATGAAGTCGGCCAGCGGGCCGTACTTGTCTTTCCAGGCGCGGCACTGGGGCTTTGCTCTGCACCACCGGCATTGCTTTTCGCCGGGGTTCAGCTCGCCCTTGCCCTCCCACGCCAGCTTGGCGGTGGGTCTGAGCGTGCTTTCTGCCCAGTCGAGCAGCTGGTCTGCTGGAATCTCCCAGGTCTCCGGCTCGCTCTGGATGCGGGGCTGCACGATGGTCATGCGCACGGTCTGGATGTCGTCGGTGCTCTGGAAGAGCTGCCATGCCCCCAAGGCGTACAGCATCATCTGGGTGTTCTCCTCCGGGCTGACCGGAACCCCTGCGCCGTACTTGAAATCCACTACATGGAGCAGGCCGTCGCCGATCAGCAGGCAGTCGCAGGTGCCGAAGCACTCCGGGACCCAGCGGGTCATCTTGACGTGCTGTTCTACACATACCGTGGGTGTGTGGGGGAAGCCAACCCAGAGGGTGTGGATGAAGTCCGCGTACAGTTCCGCGGCGTTTTTCATCTCGGTGGGGTACTCCGGGTTGTCCAGCAGGTCCTGCGTGGGTGCTGCCGGCAGCCCCATCCAGGCGGGAACGCTGCGGCGGACCAGCTGCTCGCATAGGTAGTGGGCCTTGGTGCCCTCCTCCGCGTAGACGCTGGTTTCGTGGGGCATATGCTCGGTAAGCCTTGCACTGGGCGGGCAGCCCAGCCACATGGCACTGCTGGAGGGGCCCAGCAAAGCGTGTTTACTTGGTGCCATCGTCTGCCTCCTGCGTGTCTGCGAACGCATCCATCAGCGCGGCTTTGAAGTACCCCATCAGGAAGTTGCGGCCATCATCAGTGGACGCGCTGCGGTGGATAGCGCTTGCGGTGGCAAAAGCGAGAGCTTTCAGAACCTCCCCGCATTCGCCATCGATTTCCACTCGCGTGCGTTCCTTGTTGCGGGTGATCCTTACGGTTGTGGTGATGTTGGGAAGCTCCTCTTCCACCACATCGAGCCAGCGCCCGGGGAAAGCCCAGGGGTGATCATCCTGGAGGTTGTCCCACTTGACCCAGTAGACGTTGTTGGTGGGGGTGCGCTTATCTACCGTGCCAAGGCTGCCCGGCTCCGGGTAGCACTCAGGCATGCCTGAGTGCAGTATACGGGTGTTTTCGTTGTCCACTACGCGGACACGATCTCCAGTCTTAACCATTGATGCTTGCCTCCATTTCGTTCAGCGCCTCGGCCCAGTGTTCGCTGGGGATGTCAGAAAGCTTGCGGACGCTGTGCTTGCCCAGAATCTCTCCGAGCTTATCCTGCTTGCCCGCCAGTGCGAGTTTGCGGCCCGTGGTCTGCAAATCTTCCAGGGTTACCGGCTTAGCGGCGGTTTCTTCCTTGTGGGCCGCAGCGGGCTGCTGTGGGGCCTGCGGTTTGGTGAAGGGAATCTCTCCGTCCGTGGGCACATGTGCCTGTACGGGGGCTGCCTGCGGGGCAGGGGAGGGCTTGGCGGGAACTGCCGGAGCCTGAATGCCCGCGTTCAGGGCGTTCAGGGCATCCCGGTACTCTGCCGGGGTGCTTGCGCTGATGTTGATGCAAATTTCCATCACTGTACCTCCTCGTTCTCGTCAAGCGCGGCCATGTTGCTGATGGCGTAGGCGACGCACTGTTCGACAATGTCGCCCATGTCGGTGTCGGCCATGCTCGAAAGCATCTTGATCCACTGGAATGTCGTGGGGGTGTGCCGGACTGTCGGCTTCGTCAGGTTGCCTTTCTGCTGGATGAATACCGGACGACCGTTCTTATTTTTCAGAATGAACTTTTCCATTTTTGACCTCCGTTGTTTTGAGCAGCGCACCGCAGATGACGTTCAGGGCCAACGCGGCGGCAATCACGCCGGGAATGTTCAGGGATCCGAGCGATGCAATCCCGTAAACCAGGGTTGCGGTGCCCGCCAGCTTGAGAATGTGTGCCATCGTTAGTACCTCCGCTCTGTGCTGACCAACTGTCGGGCCAGCGTTGTTGCCGGAATGACGCGGCCCCTGTGTTCACCGATCCAGCCGCTGATGACGTAGCTGACCCGCTTGACGGGCAGCCCGGTAATGGCTGCTGCTTCGGTGATGGTTACTAGCTCGCCTTTTGCCTCCCGGCGGACGCGCTCCAGCGCATCTCTGTAACCCTCGGGCTCTCGCATTTCGGTGTCCTCCTTTTACTGCTTGCAGCTTTCGATGAAAGCTGCAATGTCTTTGCCTGTGATTCGGATGGTTCGTCCGTCGCCAAGGTTGGCGGCGGGCAGCCGGCCCTCTCGGATGTAGCGGTCGATGCTTGCAATGCTTACCTGCAAAACGTCCGCCGCTTGCTCACGGGTGTAGACCCGGCTTTCAATCAGTTCCATTTGCGCCCTCCTTTCGGCTAAGGGGCAGCGCAGACTTGCAAAGCAGGGAAAACTATGTTATATTCAGTGTGTCTAGGTCTGAATAGGTTCTGTGATGCTTTACAAGGCTGCATTGCGTCCTGTTCTTGTTCCGTATGCCTTAGTTCGTTTTGTTTGGTTTCGGAACGCCTCTTATTCTACCCTACGAATGTCGGGAAATCAAGCATATTCCCTAAATTTGTAGGGATTCTACGTTTTGCACAAATAGGAGGTCTTAAAGTGCTACGAATTGACCGATTGCTTGAAAGAGCAAAAGCGCGGGGAGTCTCGCAGGCGCATCTGGCCGAATTGGTGGGGCGTAAACGCTATTACATTTCGGATTTGACCCGCGACGGAACCCAGCCATCCGCAGAGACAGTTGAGGTCTGGGCTGACGCTTTGTCTACAACTCCGGCCTATCTGCTGGGGGAAACCGACGAAAAAGAAAAGCCCACCGGCACGGTGGCCGGTGGGCTGGATAAAGCGGACGCGGAAATCTTGGATATTATTCATCATCTCCCGCCGGAAAAATATTCTGCGGCGATTGCGATGCTTCGAGGTCTTGCAAATACTTGAGGTATTCTGCTTTATTTGGTAGCTTGTGTAGCAATTCCACTATTTCTTGGTCGGTGAGTTTTTGCATGATATCCGCTCCCTTTTTTGGTGTGAATCGGTTGTTTTGATACAACTATACAAAACCTATGGTTGTAATTCAATTAGCAATTTGCACAAATCAGGAAAGATGTGCTTAAAAGTCCGAGTTATTGTATGACGGGAGGTGTCTGTATGGGACAGCGTAAACGCCGGGCGGATGGCCTGTTGGAACGCAAGCGAACCATTGACGGCAAGGTCGTGCATTTTTACGGGCATACTTTGGCCGAGGTTGAACAAAAAATTGACGACTACAAGGCTGAACTGGCCGAACGGGAAACGAACGGCGAGCTGTTCGAGACCGTCTACGACGACTGGATGAAGCTCCGCCGCACCCAAGTCAAGCCCTCGACGCTGGAATGCTCGACGGCGGCTTGCGCTCACACCCGAGCCGAGTGGGCTGGCTACCGGATGCGGGAGATCACCCCGACCCGAATCGCGGCCTGGTATCAGCGCCTGGGCGATAAGGGATATGCAAAGGGGACGGTGCGCAACCACAACGACGTGCTCTCCTCCGTGTTCCGGCACTGGATCGTATACTTTGGCGGAGATTTCAATCCTGTTCCATACGTCGATGTGCCGCGTAATCTATCCACGAAAGTCCGCACACCACCTACAGAGGAGCAGCTGGCCGCCGTCCGTGCTCATCCCGAGGGCTTCGGCTTCGTGGCCTGGCTGCTCATGTACACTGGTATCCGTCTGGGGGAGGCCATGGCCCTGCAATGGTGGGACGTGGATTTCGAGGCAGGGCTGCTACACATCACTAAGTCGGTTTGGTGGGACAAGGGGCACCCCGTCGTGACGATTCCCAAGACTAAAAACTCCGTCCGCGACGTGCCTATTCTGACGGTGCTCCGCCCCTTGCTCCTGGAGCGGCAGGGAGCTCCTACAGACTATGTCTGCTCCGGGCGTGCCGCTCCCTTAACTGCGTCCGAATACCGCCGTCAGTGGGCAGCGTATTGGCGCTCGCTGGGCTATGCCCCACCCCGGGGCGCGGGAGCCTGGAACGCGGAGGTCTCCGCGCATCAGTTCCGGCACGGCATGGCCTCTATCCTCTATGAGGCGGGCGTCGGTGAGATGGAAGCCCAGCGCATCTTGGGCCACGCCTCCATCACCACCACCCACGAAATCTACACCCACCTGCGGCAGGCGCAGCTCGCTGCTGCCACCAACCGGCTGAACTCTTTCTTGGCCTCCGAGTCGCAGTCTGACAGTAAGTCGTGA